CTACCTGTCGATGCCTGCGGTGTTGTCTTACGCTGATGACCCCAAGGACTGGGAGTCCTTGTGGCCTCGTAGTGATTCGTCGATGGCGGAGATGGAAGAGCCGGACAGTGAGGGCTTGTATCCGCGTTGGACTGGTGAGCGCCTTGCGGCGCTCCGTACCGAGGTAGGTCCCACGAAGTGGGCGCTCGTGTACCAGCAGCAGGATGTCTCTGATGAGGCTGTGTTCCATGCGCGTGCCGTGTTCGGTAGCGTGAACAAGATGCGCAAGGTGGGTCCGTTGCGGCCCGGGGCACCTGGGCATCCTGCTTCTACGGACGGGTTCATCACCGTCTGTGGCATGGACCCTGCTATCGCGGGCACCACTGCCGCAGTAGCGTTAGCGGTGCACCGGGAAACAGGTAAGCGACTGATCCTGGATGTGCGCGAGTTGACGAATCCAACACCCGCACAGATCCGTGCACTCATTGAGGAGTTCACGGAAACGTACCAGCCCGCGAAGTTCGTTATCGAAACGAACGCCTTCCAGGGGTTCCTCTCTCAGGATGAGGCGCTGCTGAGGTACATGGCGGGTCGGGGCGTTGCCCTCATTCCGCATCAGACGTTGCGCAACAAGTTGGATCCAGATATGGGTGTGGCCGCGATGGCGCCCCTGTTCGGGACTGTCGCCGCAGTCGGCGACGGCAACTTCTCCATTAAGCACCAAGACGACAACCTGTTGTCGATCCCTGACACGATCTCGGCGGGGCCGAAGTCTTTGGTGGAGCAGTTGATCACGTGGTCACCTGCAGTGAAGCGCACCAGGCGTCGCTCGGACGCCGTGGATGCGCTGTGGTTCTGTGTCCTGCACAGCAATGACTACGTGATGTCAGCGAACAAGAAACAATTCAAGTCCTTCGGGACAAACGGATTCCTGTCCCCGAGGGATAAGGAACGCCAGGTTGTCATCAACCTGGCTGACTTCAACAGTTCCGCTGTGGGCTGGTGAGAGGAGGGGCATGTCTGAGGCATCGATGGTGCTCAAGCGTTACAACATGGTGCGTAGCGAGTCGCAGGCTGCCCAGTCGCGTTTCCGCGCCGTGTCGCTGGTGCGCACCGGACGCGCAAGCCAGGTCTTCAAGGGCATGTTCCCCAGTGACTGGCCCGCCCCGGTGATCGCCAACATGGTTGATATTGCCGCGCAGGACTCTGCGGAGCAGGCTGGTGTGATGCCGACGCTCACCGCTTTCGGCGATGACGCGTTGAACGATTCGTCAAGGCGTCGTGCATCCAAGTTGACGCAGATCGTCAACGGCTACGCCTATGACACGCGC